AGAAGTGACGGAACTGACGATCACGGGCTTCGATCCGACCCTGCCGGGCGACCAATCTGACGCCGACAGCGGCGTCACGTTCGTCGAATCCCATCAACACGAGGGCGAACAGCCCATACAGGAGAATGAGGAAATGAGCAAGGAAGAGTTGTTGAAGTTTCTAGCCGAGCATCCCGAATTGTTCAAGGGTGTGACGAAGGAACAAGTCGAAAGTATGAACGCCGAGGCGTTGAAGTCCTTTGAAGAGAGCGTGCGTAAGGCCCTCGGCATCGATGCCGGCGCCGACCTGGCGAAGGAACTCACCGAAGCGGCCCAGGCGAAGCGTGAACTTGGCGAAGCCAAGCAAGCCAAGGTGATTGCCGAAGCGATCGCCGAGCAGACCAAGGGCCTGAAGTATGGCAAGTCGATCAATGAAGCCTTTGTGGCCGCCGTGCAGGCCGCTCAGCCAAAGACGGTGGACGAAGTCAAGGCCATTGTCGAGAGCAAGCGCAAGGAGTATGACGCGCTGGCCAGCACATTCAAACTGGCCGGCATGGGCTTCAAGGGGAACGGCGTCCAGGTGGTAGGCCCGGTGCTGGAAACCGAGACGGGCACGCCGGAATTCGCGCGGGCCAGCCATGAGATCACCGAGTCGCTGGTGCGCGTCGGCGATCCGTTCGTGCGCCGGCACGCCTTCAACGACGTCGCCAAGTTGAGCATCAATGAGATCTTCGCGCTGAAGTACATGGAACGCTTTGATCAGGTCTATGGCGCGGCCCTGAAGGAAGAGTCGCGGCGTTTCGAAGAAGCGGAGACCACGCTCGATCTGAATCTGCCGTACAGCGTCAGCCGCGCAATTATGGCGGAAGCGCTGCCCGAGCTGGTGGCCAGCAGTGTGTTCGATTTCGGCGTGACCGATGTGTCGCCCTTCCGGCTGTATTTTGAGAAGTTCACGGGCGAGACCGGCTACAACGTGACGGTCGCCAATGAGGTGCGGGATTTGGACAACGCCGATAGCGAAGGCTGGGTGGCGCTGGTGAATAAGCAGTTGATCCCCGGTACGGTCGTCGTCACCAGTTCGCCGGCGGGCACGACCTACGTCGAAGGGACCGACTACACGATCGACTACATCAACGGCCGCCTGATGTCGATCCCGGCCAGCACGATCGGCGCGGGCGCAGAGCTGTTGGTGAGTTACCACTACAACGCGATCCGCAAGGGCGAGAACCTGCCGATTCAACGCGGCAAGGTCGGCACGACCTACAAGATCATGGACGCGAAGTTCGATCGTCTGGCCGCGCAGATTACGCGCGAGACCATCGTCTTCAGTCGCTCCCAGATCGGATGGGACGCCGTAACGCGGACGCTGGTTTCACTGGTGAATCAGATCCGGCGCGTGATCGACAAGAACCTGTTCTACCTGGCCCTCTCCGCAGCGCTGCGCCAGGCGAACAACAGCGGCGGCACGTGGGCGTTGAGCGGCACCAACTACGATGCCGCCGTGCGGGCGTTCGGCGTGGCCAGCAACAAGATCTCCTACCGCTACTACACCCCGACGGGGATCGTGCTCTCGGAAAACGTGGCCGACATCATCGCCAACTGGGAAGGCTTCACCCAGGCCGGCAGCCGGCCGGATGCCACGCTCAACGCCAACGGCTTCATCGGCAAGTTGAAGGGCAAGCCGGTCTTCCAGACCACCGAGTTCACGGACGGCTACGGCCTGGTGGTCAATCGTGAGATCGTGGCGCACCGCGTGTTCCTGCCGATGCGGCTGGACGGCCCGCACGATGCCTTCGACCCCAGCACGCTGCAGCTGCTCCCCACGCAAGAGTGGTACGCGGAAGAGTCGAGCGCGAGCGATACGCCGGTGCCCGAGAAGGCCGCTTTCGTGAAGTTCTCGTGAGCGGTAGCGATCGAGATTGAACCGAATCATCCGTGGGGCGGGCCTCACTTCCGCCCCACGGATAACCGAGGAGGGTAGCATGAGCAAACGCAAGACGACCATTACTTCTGACGACGCCGGATCGATCGATCTGAGTGACGGCGTTGATAACGACGAGGCGGCATTGGCGGGACGAACGTTGGCCGAGCGTCGCCTGGAGAGAGAGGGGGATGTTTCGGAAGAGGTTGCCCCCAGCGCCGATGAACCGATCGTGACCGAGCCGGCCAACAGCGATGTCGAGAGCGATGCGCCTGACACCGATGAATCAATCGCCGGCGATGACACCGCGTCGGGTGGAGTCACTGAGATGCCTACCGTGGACGAGATCTACCGACGCGTGCTGGTGCGTTACGTCGGTCCGAACATGGCGGTGCTGGGCGAGCGCGTCATTCTGCAAGGCGAAACGCGTGAAGTGATGCTCTACGACGTGCTTCGCGCTGCCGAAAACCGCCCTGCTGATTTTGAGATCATCGATCCGGCGACACTGGACGAGCAAGGCTGAGGTGTTGACCCATCCCACCAAAAGAAGGGGATTATCTCATGTCGATCGCGCTCAGTGATCTGGTCGCTCGCTTGAAAACCAACGTCGCCGTCAGCAACGGCGTGCCGACGGATCCTCAATATGAGCAGGCCGTACGGGATGCCGTCAACGATTTCAACGAGGCAGCGACTCGGCTCAAGTCCACCACGCTCGCCGTGACGTCCGGCGTGGACACCTACGCCCTGCCGGCCGACTTCGTGAAGTTCGTGGCGCTGAAGAGCTTGACGCTATCACGGCCCGATCTGCTCGTCACGCCGGGCGGCCTGGTCCCGCTGCGCGAGCCGCTGTCCGAAACGATCACGATCGAAGGGACGGTGCTGCGCATCACCCCGACGCCGGCATACACGCTGACACGCGAACTGCGCTATGGGGCCGGCCACATCGCCAGCGGCGCACCAGCGGCCTATGCCGAGATGACCGAGCGCGAAGCGCGGATCGTTTTGTTGCTGGCCAGCAGCTATGCGACCAGTTGCCAGGCGGCTGTGAAGGTAGGCGGCGTAACGGAGTATGCGATCGGCGATGTGCGGGCCAAGGTGGGCAATGCAGCCACCGATCTACAGGCACAGGCTGACGCCTGGCTGAAGCAATATCAAGCCGCGCTGAATACGTACATCGGCACGCTGACGATAAGAGGCTGACGTGGAAGACTTGTCCGCCATTCAACAAGCGTTCACGCAGATCCGCGATCTGAATGCGGTGAGTCTGACATTCCGCCGCGGTGGAACTACGCTGCCGGCTCAGACCGTGCGCGTCGAACGGCAAGGGACCCAGGCGCGCCAGGCGGCGAATGCCGGCAGCGAGCAGAGCAGCGGTGGAGTCGTCATTCTGGGGGCGGTCAATCTGGATGTGCAGGTCGCCGATCGGTTCACGCTGGATAGCCGGCTCTATGAAGTAACATTCGTCGAACCGAATCGCCACGTGGCCACGCAGGCCGGCGCGCAATTGGTGGAATGATGATTTCCGCACGCGATCTCGAATGGGCCCAACGCGTTATCCGCAAACATCAGATGCGGCAGTTGATGCGCGCAGTCAGGGCGGTAGTGATCACTGGGTGGTACAAGGTAAAGCCATGAGCAGCGGACTGGTCTGGATAACGCCTCCCAGCAAGATGAACCCAGCGATCCGCGCCTACGAGCAGCGGCTGCTGTTCGCCGTCAAAACGCTGGCGCAATACTTCGCGCAGAAGATGCAGGACGAAGCGCGCCGCAATGCCCGCTGGGAAGATCGCACCGGCAACGCCCGCTCAGGTCTGTATGCGCTCTGCGAAGAGGCCGCCGGCGACTTCGTCACGATCTACCTGTCGCACACGATGTATTACGGCGTGTTCCTGGAGCTGTGCAACGGCGGGAAGTATGCCATCATCCTGCCGACCATCCAGCGCAATCTGCCCGAGATCGAGCGTCAACTCAAACGCCTACTGGCGTGAGCGCGCCCGTAGGCGCGAGGATGAGACACCGTGAGTCTGATCGATACCATCGCCCGGTTATTCAGCCGCTTTAATGCGAGCGCCACCGCCCCGAGCACGACACAGGAAATGGATCAGGCGGTCCGCCCG